AGGCCAGTCAAAAGAAGTGTGATTCAACCAACGTTGTTGAAGAGGATTACAACTGATGACTTGAGATTAGATATGCTATGTACCATCAAGGGAGTTAGTAAATCTAAAGCAAAGAAAATTATAGAAAAGTATGGTTCTGTTATGGAAGTAGGAGAATCAAATGTAAATGAGTTATCCTCTATTGATGGCATAGGCCCAACGATAGCAAAGAGGATAATAGACACACTAAATAGTGAAGAGAAAGTGGTAGTATGAATTGGAGTGAAACTAATTATAATGAATATGAAGACGAACTGTATTACAGTTTCGTAGATGATAATACAACAACAGAAAGCAATAAATTGACATTGCCAAAGATTGTAGAAAAGTGGACTGCTGATGCGGTGTTGGCATCTAATTACAACGATGTACCCGCAGCGTTAGCGTTCTTTTCTGTATTAGGTCAATTGTGTAAAGATATGATTGCTATCCCTAGTAACTTGAATGTTGATGATACTCGCATTCAGTTCCTTTGGATGCAAACATCAGGAACAGGAAAGTCAACATTGACTAATTGGTTCCTACCAGTATTGAGATTAACATTCGATACTATCAATGAAAAGCATGGTACTCATTTTGATATCTTTGATATTACAGATTATACCGACGCTGCGTTGATTGGTTCGTATGAGAAGAGAAGAGAAGAAGTAGAAGATGATAACGGACAAATGAGAAGGATGGAAATTGATGTTCAAGTTCCCGGCCAGTTAGAAGGTGAAGGAATGGCTATGTGGGATGAGTTTGAGTATTCAGGTATATTCAAGCAAAGCCAACATAAAGAACAAGCAATCGTATATCTAAATACATTCATGAATACTCTATGGGGAGAAACATGGGTTATCAGTAAGAAACTAAAACAGGGAGAAGACCCTATCATTTGTAAGTGTAGGCGTTCTGTATATGCTACTACATATATCCCAAAGGAATTGACTACTGTAATTACTGAGAAAGGTGTACTTCAAAGGATTCTGATATTTATCTATGAAGTACCCCAACATCAGCAGAAGCAAATGAGAAGACAGTTAATCAAAGATTGGGGAGTTGTTGGTAATAGAGCATTACCTAAAACAACTTACGCCAAAAACTTCTTGACACTATATGATACTCTAAAAGAAAGATTTGATGATGTAGGTCAAGACCCTCTAAAGACTATGAGGTTCAGTAAGAATGCAAATGACGCTTTAGAGAGAGAATGTGTATTAATGGAGAAATACATTGAAAGCAGTAGAATAGAAGTGTTTCAATCTGTTGAAACTTTCATTAACAGAATGCTTAAACATATTCAAAAGATGGCTATATTGTGTGCAGTAGCAGAAGCCCCAAGTATATCTGATAAAGATAAAAGGTTCATTGTTACACAAAAAAATGTACTTCAAGCATCCTCTCTAATTAGGAAGTGCTATAAGTCCCTCGTATCTTGGCTTGATGAAAGCCTACGGGAAGAGAAGAAGGGTCTGGAAGAAAGAGCCAATATAAGTGTCTTTAAAACGGTTTATCGTGAATTGAAAACTAAAGACGGATGGGTTAACAAGAACGTTCTATTCCAAAAGGTTAGAGAGAAGACAAAGAAAGGACAATCAACACTATACAAATGGTGGGGCAAGATTGAAGAATATTTTGAAGAAGATAAAATAAACAGGGTAGTTTATGTAAGATTATTGGAGGACAAGAAAGATGGTGAAGTGGGAGAATAAATTTATGGTGTTCGATGCGGCCAATGGCCCTAAGAACGTGATAGATAACCTAAATACAGAAGGAGAGCAAGGTTGGGAGTTATGTTCAATTGTATCTGTTGGTGGAGGCGACCATATGATAGCCTTCCTAAAGAGAGCAAAGGACATTAAAATGCCTGACCCTGAAGAAGATAAGAAAGCAAATATCGCTAGACTGTGGGGAGGCGGAGAATAATGAGTAGAAAATTAAGAAAGGCATTCGGTGTAAGTCGTTGGGCTTTTCTGAAAGGTAAAAAGGATGAAGATTTTGCGGAGTGAACTGTATGTCTGATGTATTAGCAATAGATTTGGAAACTAAGAATTACTCCTATGATATAGGAGGATGGGGTAATACCCATATGTTTCAAGTATCTACTGTATGCACATGGGATGGGGATAAAGGAACAATATACATTGATAAAGCAGTAGATGAATTGAAGAAGTCTAATGTGGAAGTCAAGCCTATATCCCAATTGAAGTTTGACTTAGATGACCATTTGCAGAAAGGGGGTCTGCTTCTTGGTCACAACATTGCAGGTTTTGATTTACCTGTTTTGAGAGATTCACTAGATATATTCTGTATTCAGAAGTATATCAACAAGAGAGCCTATATTGACACAAGCCGTGAAGTAAGTAGTGTTATGGGGGAAAGGTATAGTCTGAATAATCTAGTGACACATACTTTAGAAGATGCTAAGATAATGCATAGCGAAGATGCACCTAAAGTTTGGAAAGCAGGTGGCTATACAGAAGTAGCAGAATACTGTTTGAAGGACTGCGAATTAGTATTTGACTTGTGGAAGTATGGAATAGATAACGGAGTTGTAAAAGGCTTCGATATGAACGAAGAAGAAATGAAAGAGATTGAGGTGAACTGGTGAGTACAATAGAATGGATAGTATGGATATTGTTTCTAATGGCAGTATGTCTGTTATTCTTTGCAGCGTTTAGTGGAGATAGAGTTTCCAACCAAACGATTGAAGAATACATGGATAATCTAATGGCAGAAGAACAACAAGACTGGGGCGGAAATAATCGTGGCTCTTAGAGAAACGTGTTCCGCTTGCGGGCAAGATACGATACCTAGAAGAATTCTAGGTTTTTATGTAGGTTCTCCGCAAAGGGTCAAGATTTGGGAATGTAGAGAGTGTAACTTTCTATGGTCTGAAAAGGTCTTGCCCTTTGTGGAGGCCAACTCTAAAAAATTTGGCAAAATGCAAAATTGACAAATTACGTTTTTATTTTGGGCTAAAAAACGGATTTGGCTCAAATTAATTTATTCATGGGTTTTTGACCCACTACAAATAATGAAACGTCCGATTCTAGGCTACTAGAGTGTGTTCTACGGGCGTTCTTTTCGTCTGATGTTAATCAGTCCCGCAGGACAAACAAATGCCCTGTATCGCAACCGTGAAGTCTAACTTTTTAGTCCAGACTTTTCCGCACTTCAAATACTCTCAGTCCTTCAGTTTACGCTAATTAACAGTAACTTATTTTAAGGTCTAAGATTATAAGTTCCTACATCTTTAACAAAAGATGGTTTATCAGGTAATTTACTTCCTAAACTTAATGGAGTGTCAATTGTTTCAGGCCAATCTCTTAATTCTTGTCTGTACCTTACTACTTCCTCTTTCTCTTCTTCTGTATATTGTTCCCATAAGTCAGGTAATACATACTTATCAGAATCCCTCAATAATGCATTCCTTACTCTTCTCATCTTATTCCATAGAACTTCCATGCTATTCGTTATGTTGTTAAAGTCATCGTCTGCCATTTAATCACCTCTCCACAAAGTATGCTGATATAGTTCCTCTACCTAGATATATTCCTGCTTGATTAGCCGTAGTTGAACGGAATAGAATAACATCACCTTTGTCGAAATCAATATCCTTATCAGCAGTAGCGGATATACCGTGTCCATTAGTAGCAACAGTTGCGGTTATATCAGCATTGGAAACTGCTGATTGAGTTGCATTTGCAGCAGTTGCTTTGTATATCTGAACAGTAGCACTGTTACCTGCGGTTTCATTACCGTCATTTGCACAATTTAAGTGCATAAACTTCAAAGTGCAATCAACAGGTAATGCAATACCTTCGTTCTTTGCGTTAGTAGAAGGTGCATCTCCTATATCAGCACCATTACCGAAAGACCAATGGAAACCATTTGAAGAACCAACATTCAGTTGCCAGTTGCTTTCTTCTGCCGTAATATAGAAAGAACCAGTAGTGGAAGAACCACCACCGCTAACAGTAGTCCAAGAAACTGCTGAACCACTTCCACCGGAAGTTAATACTTGACCACTACTTCCGGCAGCAGTACCGCCAACTAATATTTCACCACTAGAACCTAATCTTAATCTTTCAGTTCCACCTGTTGCGAAACCTACTGTATTGGCAGCAGGGAAATGCATTCCTGTATCTAAATCATAAGCACTAACAAATGCTGGATTAGCAGCAGAACTTTGTTCAGCCCTAAATCTAGAACTTATAGTATTTCCAGCCACATATAACGCTTGACCCCAACCTCCACCGTTTAGACCTTTTATTGTGACATTACCTGAATTAGAAATCTGAAACCTGTTATTATCGGGGTCAGCAGCGTCATGAACTTCAAACGAATTTCCCGCACCAGTTTGTACTATAACAAATGGGGTTTCGCTTGATTCTATGTCTATCTTGAATTGTTCTGCATCTGCGGTATCATCGTAAGAAAGCGTTGTTGCACCAAAAGAACCACCATTGTTGTATTGAATGAAAGTATCTGAACCACCGGGAGAACCACCACCACCACCTGCATTTGCATCCACATATGCTTTGATAGACTGTTGAGATGCTAGAGCAGTAGCAGAGTTTGAAACCATGTTGTCTTCATCTAGAATAGTTGTAGCAACAACACCACCACCTCCAATTTCTATGGTATTAACGGTTACTGCTCCTGATGCAGAAACCTTTGTTACAGTTAATGCATCGCTACCCGGATTGTATCTAAAACCACCATCCTTTGCCAATGTTCCATCACTTCTAAGGAATGGAATAGTATTATTGGCACTTGTAGATTCATCGAGTTCTACTGTTACTGTCCCTGCATTTCCAGTTGTATCTTGATTTAATGTTCCAACAACTAAATCTATTGTTCCATCGCTATCTTGATATGTTGCAGTTATTCCTGTTTCAGTGTTACTAGAGAACATACCTCCAACTATATCTTGCACTTGCTCATTTGACAACTGTGTATTACTTGTTACAAATCCACTATCATTATTGAAGCCTGATAGATTGATATTAGCCTTAGTGAGTTTCTTCATAGCATTGTTAGTATCTACTACCGCAAAGAAGTCACCATCTCCATCTGATGTAGATGTAGTTAATTCTGATAAATCAAGGTTTACTGCATTGGAAGTTACTGATATACCTGTACCATTTCCTACTGCTAGTGAAACACCGCCAGATGCTCCACCTCCCGTTAAACCTGCACCTGCGGTTACACCAGTTATATCTCCTGTATTAGCATCAACATAACTGCTGTTATATCTCCACCACCTGATGCTGAAGTATAAGAAAAAGAACCATCACCATCTGATTGAATAAGTTGTCCAGAAGTTCCATTACCACTAATATTCAATTGGTCGGCACTAACCGAATTGTCTTTCAATGCGAAAGTTAAATCATATGGGTCGCCATCTGAACCGTTACTTGTATCAGTCCAGTTAATATCAATACCAGTACCTTCAACAAACTTCACTTCTTTACCGTGACTAATTGTAACTTCTGTTCCATCACCGTCTTCTAATTGGAATGTGGTTAATTGATTGGTGTTATCATTTGCAGTCATGTCATCTACAACGAGATTAATTTTACCTGCTCCATCTCCACCATCAAAGTAGGTTGCAGTAACTCTAGTTTCAGTATTGCTACTAAACATAGCCCCTACAATGTCTTGGACTTGTTCTGTGCTTAGTTGTGTATCTGTATTAGTTATTGCACCTGTCGCTGCACCAAGATAACCCCATTGTGCTGCGGATATAGTTGTACTACCAATGTTTTCTAACTGCTCTCCTTCTGCTGCGGTTAAGTTACTTAATTCAGTTACTTGTGATATTGCTATTGTTTTATTGGTTAAGGTTTGAGAACCCGACAATGTAGCAACTGTGTTATCAATGGCAACAGTTATGTTTCCAGATGAACCGCTATTAGCACCACTAATACCTGTACCTGTTGTTATAGTCTGATTGTTCTCTCCTCCGGCTGCACCAGTAACTAATGTGAAATTGTCACCTGCATGATTATATGTTACTACCATGTTATCTTGGTCAGAACCAACAGAAGCATTTGAGAACTTAATATGACTAGCAAGGATTTGATTATCTGCTATCTTAGCATCTGTAATAGCATCATTGGCTATTCTTGCAGTACCAAATGTACCACTAGTAATTTTACTGGCTGCAAGATTAGGAATCCTAGCAGTACCAAAAGTACCGGATGTAATCTTTGATGCTGCCAAATCTACTAATTGTGCATTAGTTATTGTTGAATTACTAATTTGTCCCGCTATTGTATCTGCGGTAATTGAACCACCTAATGATGTAGAAGTACCTGCAATTGTTATTTCACTATTTGCTAGTTTAGCATTAGCGATTGAACCTGCCAATTGAGCGTTACTAATACCTGATTCTTTGACTATAACTGCACCAGAAGATACTGCGAAATCATTTGAATTGAATGATGCAACACCCTTGTTTGATGTAGTAGCATCTTCAGCACTAAATGTAACTGTACCAGAACTCTCAGCAACATCAATGCCTTCACCTGCTGCGAATGTTATTGTTCCACCTAATGCAGTAGCAGTTGAGTTTGAACCATCACTTACAGTAATACTTGAATTAGATAGTTTAGAGTTAGCAATAGAACCTGCAAGTTTAGCATTTGTAATAGCACTATCAGCGATTCTAGCAGTTGCGAATGTTCCCGATGTTATTTTGCTTGCTGCCAAATTTGGTATTCTAGCAGTTGCGAAAGAACCTGAAGTTATCTTTGCAGTATCTAAGTTAGGAATATGTGAAGCAGATAGGTTTGCAGTAATATCACCAGTAGCAGATAATGATATTCCACCCGATGCTGATATTGCTACTGTTCCATCTGCATTTGGTAGTGTTATTGTTCTATCAGTAGTAGCATTATCAGCAGTAAGTTTGATTTCATGGTCATTACCATCACCTGCTCTAAATGCTAATGTGTTATCTTCAACGATTTGTACTGTTTCACTACTATACTTCGTATCTCCTTTAACAGTTAAGTTTCCTTTGATTACAACGTTAGTATCTTCACCTGAATCTCCTATGTTCAATGTATCGTTTTCATTCATTAATGCTAATGATGATATTATGTTAGCCTTATCAGTTACATCAGCAGACGCTTCAATATTATCCAGTTTATTCTTTAGTGTGGTTGTAAAGTTACGCTGAGTAAGTCCACCATCTCCGACAGAATATTGAGTGTCGTTATCAGTCCAAGGTACATTGACATACATTTGTCCACTTGATAATTCAACAGGATAGTTCTTACCATTCTCGCTATAACCAATCTTAACTAATCCTAGTGCGCTACTTGTAGCAGTTGAATACGTTGTGTTAGTATCTGTTGAAGTAATAGTGATTGTATCAGTTCCAGCAGTTGTTGTTATTGTTGTAGCACCTGCTCCTACTAAAGTTAGAGTATCAGTTTTTGAATCTGCTGCAACAGTCGTCTGTCCACTTACTGCTACATTGCTAAATGCATTTTGATTTGTTTCTCCACTTGCACCGGATAGTGCGAACCTTCCATCTAAATCAACGGTAACATCATCAAGACTACCGCTTCTACTTAGTGTCAATACACCATTACTAGTATTGAATGTAGCACCATCCACTTGTCTATCTGTATTTGCTATTACGCTATTTTCTACAAATGCTTTGATGGATGCTTGTGATGCAGGTTTATCAGTAGCATTGGAAGACATATCATTTTCATTAATTATATCTTGACTTATAGAATAATTATTTGCAGTTGTAGTAATTGCACCTGTATTTGAATTGTAGGATATTAATCCTGAGCCAGATATTTTACTTCTCACTTGTGCATCAGACAACTGAGTGTTATTATCAGCAGACCATGTTAATACACCACTACCATCTGTCTTTAGGAATTGACCACTATCACCATCGTTGGGAGGTAGTGTTAATGTATAATCAGAAGCAACTGCATTAGGAGTCTGTAAAACTATTTTGTTAGAGTTATCATTATCGAAGAACCTTAGAGTTGAGTTACTTTTAATGTCTAATGGCTTGAATACTTTAACTACTGAATCTATGGATAGAACATCTGTTGTAGTACCGCTTATTTTAGGTGATAGTATTATTTTACCATCTTCTGTACCATCAGACACATCTAGTATTTGTGATTTAATCATGGCATATGAAATTGCTTCACTATTACTATTTACACCCTTGAAATCTAACTTTCCTATGAAATCCAAATCAGCAGGGTTATCTGAATCTCGATATATGTTGATGTTTGGCCCAGAATTTGGGTCATCGTCCCTTGTGACTATTTGTAATGCAGGGCCAGTTTCAGGCGTACCTTGGCTTTGGTCATGAATAATTGTTAATCTACCTTGATTTCCAGAAGGACTTACTGTGCCATCACCTATGATTACTCTTGAATCTCCGGCAGTAGCAAGAATAAGGTCATTATCACCAGTAGGGTCAATTGTCATATCGCCACTAGCGTTTGTAATAGTACCAGTTAATATTGGAGCAGTTAGCGTTTTGTTGCTTAATGTCTGAGAACCTGTTAGAGTTACATCAGCAGGTAAGTTAGTTAGATTCGCACCGCTTATAGCAGGTAATACTGCCGGGAATCTTCCATCAGGTATTGTTCCTGAATTTAGGTTTGATGCGTTTAATGCAGAACCAGTAATGAAACCTGCACCATTTGTTAATTGATTATTGTTAGTGGGTATTGTAGGTTTATTCAGAATAAATGCATCTGAAGAAGCATTGTCTTCATTGAAGTCTGCTTGAACGTTGGCTTCTGCTCCATCAGCAGGTAACGTATTAGGGAATACCTTTCCTGTACCTACTAATTCTGATGAAGTAATCTTTGCTAATACATTTGCTATTGAAGCACTCTTAAGAGAACCATTATCAAATACATACAAGTAGTCTTGTGCCGTATTGATACCTGTTCCTAAATCTGATAAATCACTAAATGTAGAAGAGGCAGCGTGTTGTATAACAGAAGACTTTGATAATCGGGCATTTGCAAACGTACCATCATTAATTTTAGATGCGTTTAAATTGGGAATGTCATCAGCAACTATTTCTCCTCTAATTGTAGCAGAAGACTTGTTCTCTACACTTCCTAATCCTACATCTGCTTTTGTTGTTCCTACATCTGAATGAGTAACACCTGCTCTAATTGTAGCGGTTGAATTATTGTCTACGTTGCTTAATCCCACATCAGCCTTTACTAGTCCTAATGCTCCTTTGTTAACTGTAACTGCTACCCAATTTCCATCACCTACTCCTGATGCTCTATACATCTTATTATCATCATTTGAGTCTATCCATATATCACCAATTGCAGTAGCAGTAGGAGGGTTATCTGAAACAAACGTTGCTACTTGTGCTTGATTCAAAACATTGCTAAGTCCAACATTTGCCTTGGTAGTACCTGCTCTTATTGTAGCAGTAGAATTGTTATCTACATTACTAAGACCAACATCACTCTTTGTGACTGTAACATTGCTTGATAGAGCATGACCATTAACTGTTGTAGTGGTAGGTACTTTACCTGCTAATGATTGAATTAATCCACCCGATACGCTACTATCCAATAGATAGTCTTCTAATTGTGCTAGTGTGTCAATAGCGTTAGAGTCTGCTCCAAGTAATGCATCTATTTTGGCTGCTGCCTTTCCTTCAATGTATGCATCTGTTAATGTATCTGTTCTATTCTTTGCAGAAGTAATATCGTTTGCTTGTGATGTGGTAATTCCTACTTTTAGACTATTAGCAGACACCGCAGTTTCTAAGTTGTTTATATTTGGTATTGCTATTGTACCAGTAAATGTAGGATTGTTCAGATTTGCTTTTAGATTCAAAGCATTTTGTTGTGCAGTAGATACAGGTTTAGCAGTATCAGCAGTATTATCTACACTACCTAGTCCAACATCCCCTTTAACTAATCCTAGTTCTGACTTTATTTCTGTTATGCTTCTTCCTTCTAACCCACTACCAGTAAATTTAGCATAGTCACCACTTTGAACAGAATTGTTATCTATCTTTACTGCATTGGTATTTGCTATTCCAAACGTAAGTGAGCCTTGTACTCCTGTTGTCTTAGCAAGTGTAACTGCGTTATCTGCAATCATATTAGTAGCAACAGTTTGTGAATCTCCTGTTGTAACTAATGTGCCTGTTATGCTTGGAACAGTTACAGTTTTGTTTGAACCTGATGCATTAGTAAATGCTAATTTAGTATGGTAAGCGTTTGATGTGTTATATGAATATATATCTCCATCAGTTTTTACCTCGAATCTCTTTCTGAAATCACCGCTATTTTCATCACCTGCGGTTAAGGTGTTAGTAGTTTTCTTTATTCCAACATACTGTATTTTTCTTTGAAC